TTCCCATTTTTCTTAAGTTGTATAGTGATTATCTCATAATTGAAATTCTCTTCATTATAAATTTTAATTCTTTCAATGAGATGATTTAGCGTATAGTTTTTTCTTGAATTAGATGTACAGTCATCCGAAATATCATATAGTACTGCTTTTGTTTTATTTTTTCCTTTTCTCAAAACTCTTCCAATTGATTGGAGATTCCTGACTCTGGATTTTGAAGGAGAAGCGAAGATAACATTGTGCAAATTTCTAATATTGATTCCAGTACTAAAAGTTCCATAAGAAGCAACAATGATTGCACTGTTTTCTCTTTCTGTAATTTCCCTCACCAATTCTCTTTCTTCTGTATCTACGCCTCCATGAACAAAAAATACTTTTCTATCACTTCGCTTGTTAGTATTTATCAAGTCAAAAAGTACTGCACCATGAGCTTCTACACGACTAAAAAGTAAAAGAGTATTACCTTTTAGATCAAGAGTGAGGTTAGTGATAAATTTATTTCTTTGCTCATGAGATATCAAATATTGTATCTCATCTTCATAGGTTTCAAACTTTTGAGGAGGATGTTTGAGAACAAGACATTGAATATCTAATTGAGAAAGATGCCCTTGCTTCATCAATTCATCAGTTCTGGTTACTTTATATGATGGACCAAATAATCCTTCCAGAACCCATTTATGAGTCTGTGTGCCATCTAAAGTTCCAGTAAATCCAAAGCGATACTTTGCATGATGAAGTTTAGTCATGATTTCAATCAATGACTTGCTCTTGAATAAATGTGCTTCATCGCCTATAATAACACCATAGTCTTCAAAAAATGAACGTTCCAATTTATATACAGATTGCCAAGTTGTAATTGTGACTGGAAACTCATTTGTTTTTTCTCTGCCAGAATAGATTCGGTGACAATATGACTCAGCATCCCAACCATAATCTTCAAAATCCTTGTACATTTGCTCTACAAGAGATGTCGTTGGAACAACTAAAAGAATTTTTTGTCCTTTGTCAGCATAATATCTTACAATCGAATAAATCATCAGAGATTTGCCTGATGCAGTGGGGCTTATCAATAGTTTTCTATTGTGTCTTAGAGCATCGTATACTCCCTCTATTTGATAATCACGGGGAGAATGAGTACAAATAGAATGCATATAATCTTTGACACCTTCATATGAAATCATTTCATTGACTTCAAATGGTTGTCCGTAGAATTTATTATCTTCAAACTTATAAGTATATCCGTACTGCTCACAAAAATTGACAATCTTATCCAAGAGACCCACATAAATCTGCTTGGATCTCATGTCATATAGATGTATTTCTCCGTTCCAATTTCTACCTCTATACTGAGGCATGAATTTTGCACCAGGAACCTCAAACTTGAAATGATCTCTCAGTTCGTATTCAATATGAGGTTCTGTTTTTATTTTTAAAAATACTTCGTTAGATTTAGTTATAACCAGATTTGTTGTATTTGTCACTTAGATGTATTCATCTAAGAGTATTTATTTACCCCAGTCCAGCATTAAATCTCATAAACTCAATTGCATTTTTAATCTGATAAGTTCTGTTTTGTATTACTTTGAGAATACTTTCCAAATAAACAAGCATTGTGTCATAGTAGTCAATTTTTAGACAAACGCTGGAAAGTTTTTCATCTGCATCAAGATATTTTTGCATAGTATCTTTATCCCTAATTTTTTTGGGAAAGGGATTTTCTATATAAGTTTCTGGATCAGACTTTCCAGAATAATACTCATATCGATCATGTCTAATATTTCTTTTCTGCTGCTCTGCTTTTTTTCTTAAAAGAAAAATTGTATTATAAAGGTCAAAATATTTTGCATGAAGAACGGGGATATTTAAAGATTCTGTGTGCAGATTATCTTGGTCTATCTTTGCATCTTTCTCCCACATTTCTTGAATTTTATCAAGATCAATACTCATAAAGGACTTCCACCGAGATCAGTTATATTGTAGATAGTATACTTGAAACTTACGTCTGCTGTAAAGTATGAAACGTCAGTTGCTGTTGCATCAAACGTAAGTGTTCCTAATGAATATGGAAACAAATCCTTAAATACTACTTGAAAATTTGGAATTTTGCTACTCGTCAATACTTGTAGAGTTCCATCAGAATATATGTTTTGTCTATCTTGCACATAATTGCCTTGAATTATGCCTTGATTCTGTAAGTCTGCAAACTGCTGTAAACTTTCCGGATATCCGAGACCACGAATCCAATTTTGAATTTCCATATAATTCTCAAGATTTTCATCAACTAAAAATCTTAAATTTAAATCACCAAAAACTATTTTATCTCCTGGAAGATCAATATCTTTTAAATATGAAGTTTGTACTGCAACACCAAGATTTAAATCTGGAATATTTGCCTCATTGCAAAAAAATGCAACCTTGGGACTTCTTTTTAATGTAAATTTAAATCCTGTAGGAGATAAAAAATTTCTATTCTCAATCTGAGTTGCCATTGTTTTTTTAAACTATTTATTTCTCTTTTCTTTATAATGTCTAATACGATGACAATTAGAACAAATCATCACACATTTTACAACTTCTTCCATAATTGTTTCAATATTTCCATCCAATTTTGGAGCAATTTCAAATAATTTTTTTGATGGATCAATGTGGTGAAAATCATAGCAGCAAATTGGAAAACTATTTCCACAATCTCCGCACTTATTGTTAAAATACTCAACTAATTGTTGCTTATGAGTGTCTCTACGCATCATTACGTTTAGTCTATGATTTTCCGCTTTTCTTTTTGTTCTTCCGTCACCGTAATATCCGGAAGTATTTGTAATGGGTCTTGGCATTGCTCACAATGTATTCTTACATTTTTATTTATAAAAAAAGGACCCATTAAGGGTCCTTGAAAACAACATGTAAAATTACATGAGATTTTTAACAGCAACACGTCTGTAGTAACGGTTTGCGTCAACTTGCAATCTGCCAAGACCCTGAGTGGTTCCTTCTGCAAATGGGTTAGCAACGAGACCATAGCGGGTCTTGAAGCCAATTTTTGGTTGGAAGGAGTTCTCACCAACGGCACGAACCATTTGGAGAGGAACATAAGGGCAGTAGAACAGACCTGCATCATAAGGGGAAGAACCCTTATAACCAACAACGTAGTACTGGTTTCCAGGAGTCGTGTTGGAAGAGGTCAGGTTAGCAGAATATGGGTCAATATATACACGGAATTTGCCCATCAGAGTACCAGCAAAGGTGTTGCCAGTATCATCAACGTTCAGATTAGCGTTGAGTGCAGGGGTGTAGTCAAGAACACCAGCCATGGTCAGTGCTGAAGCAACGTCAGCAGAACACATGATGATGTTGCCCTTTCCGCGACGAGTTCTTTGTGCGATTGCGTTAGCATCACGCTCGATTTGGAACAGGAGACCCTTGAACTTCTCAACTGACCAACGACCATTGGAGTCAACGTCGAGGTCGAAGATACCAGCAGTAGCGGTATTCTGAACAGCACCTTGCTCAGCAACCTTGTAGATGGTTCTGATAACTTCGCGGTTGATTTCAGCAAGAATCTCAGTTGAGAGAATGTTTGCCAATTCCGCTTCAGCATTCAGACCATGGATTGCCTTGAGGTCTTGTGCGAGTTCTAATGAGTACTCAGCTTTCAGAGCGCGTGACTTCGCAGTAACGGTAACTTTCTCGATTGAGAAAGCCATTTCGTTGAAGTAGTTGCCTGCTGCATCGCCAAGAGCTTCTGCATCACCAGTTGGCATACCTTGACCAACGTTATATGCAGTCTGGTCTCCAGCACCACCAACAGGGTTGAGAACTGAAGGGTTAGTACCTCTTTGTGGTCCAGTTGTACCAAGACCAGCATTGGTGCTACCAAATCCAGCAATATTGAATCCAGCATCCTGACCTGAGAATGAAGAATCAACTTCATTGTAGAATGCTTCAGTTCCGCTTTGGTTGCTATAGCGTGAACGCATTGCGAAGATGAGTCCAGTAGGACCGCTCATTGGTTGAACGCCAGCGAGGTCATAAGCGACCAAGTTAGGCATTGAACGTCTGATCAATGAGATCAGAACTGGATCGAAACCAGCGGTAGGACCAGCAGCAGTGGC